GGAAAAAAAAGTTTTATGAATTTGGAAATAACCTTATTCTTATCACAAGAAGTAGATTTCAAAGATACCATTCTTAAAGATAAATTAAAAAGAATTGCCAAAGAAATTTATATTGAAAACTTTAAAAAGAACGAGTATTTTGATTTTACACTATCTAAAAAGAGCAAAGAAGAAACATCTTAATATTTATTACTAAAACATACGTATGAAAATATTAGGACCTACCGACACAGGTAAAGGAATATTGATTGAAATGGATGCAGGATATGTGTCACCATCTCATGAATTTAACAAAAAGATGCTTGAAGAAAATCACAAGAATTTCTTGGATTATTCAAAACCTTTTGAATTCTATGCCGTACTTCAAAAATACAACACACCAAACCGTAATGGTAGAGTGTACCCTGAAAGAATCTTAAAACGTGAATCTGACAATTATAAAAAAATGATTGCAAAAGGAACATCTCTTTCAGAATTAAATCACCCTGAATCATCATTAATTGACCTTGACCGTGTGTCTCACATCATTAATGATATATGGTGGGACGGACATATCCTTATGGGTAAGTTACGTCTTCTAACATCACCAGGATTCCATGAGAGAGGTATTGTATCTACAAAGGGTGACCAAGCAGCAAACTTGTTAAGACAAGGTGTTACTTTGGGTATATCTTCACGTGGGGTTGGTTCTTTAAAAAAGAACGGTGAACAAAATGAAGTACAGGATGATTTTGAATTAATCTGTTTTGATTTGGTATCTTCACCATCTACACCCGGAGCATATCTTTTTACAAACCCTGATGATAGAAGCAAATTTGAAGAAAATTTGGAAGAAGAAAAAGTTTCAAGAATGTCACCAATTGAACAAGAAAGTGGTACAAAGATGAACCGCTCTATTGACTTATTGAAAAAATTAAATCATTATTTGGACAGATAATTTAAAAAACATGGACGAGAAATATTTTGTAGCAAAAGTACAGTACGATTTACCTGATGAAAACACAGGTAAATTAAAGAAAATCCGAGAGGAAAAATTGGTTAAAGGTTACTCTGTAACCGATGTTGAAGCCAAGGTAACATCCCGATATACTGGGTTTCAACACGATTGGAGAATCACAGCAGTCTCCGAAAGTAAAATAGACGAAGTTATTGAAGATTAATAAAAACCCCTCCTAACCGAGGGGTTTTTTATTTATTTAGTGTTTTTGATGGTCATAAATAGAATTTTTTAGCATATGGATATATTTATATGTTAAATTATTCAATAATAATATGACAGAAAAAAAGTCGTTAGTTGAGGAAGCTCTACTCCAAATGAAAAATTTGGAACAAGTAGTAGCCGAAAATGCAAAAGGAATACTTGCTTCTACAATGAAGGAAGAAATCTCAGAACTAGTAAAAGAGTCTTTGAAAAATGAGGCTGAAAAAGAAACCAAAGAAGTTGAAATGGATGAACAATCAGAGGATGATGTTGACATGGAGATGGATATGGATTCAGATGATGAAGAAATGGATGATGTTGAAATGGACTTTGACATGGATTCTGACGATGATGAATCGGAAGATGAACTTGATATGGACTTTGATATGGACTCTGATGATACACTACCAATTGACATGACTATGGCTTCAGATGATGAAATCTTAAAGGTTTTCAAATCTATGAGTGATGAAGATGGTATCATTATTAAACAAGATGGTACTAACATTACTTTGGAAGATGAAAATGATGATGTTGAATACATCATTCAAACTGAAAGTGACATGGAAGAAGAAACTATGGAAATGGAAGAAGAAACTATGGAAATGGATGAAGAAGATTTGTCTGATGAAGATTTAGATTCTATGATGGCTGATATTTTTGGTGAAGAAATGGAAATGGATGAAGAAGAAGATATGGATGAAGTTGTTTATGAAATGGACATGGATGAAGAAGATGAAGAAGATGAAGTAGTGTACGAAATAGAAATGGATGAAGAAGACATGGATGACATGGATGATTCTGATGAAAATATGTCTGAAGGTAAAATGACTGTTAAACCTGTTATGGGTAAATTAACTAAATCTTCTTTAACAAACAAAGCTAAAAAAATGGAAACAAAAGAAGGTTCTATGATGAGTAAACCCGTTGTAGGTAAAGGCGTAAAAACTGGCAGTGCAAAATTTGAATACAAAGAAGGTAAAAAAATGGAAGCTAAAGAAGCTTCTATGACCGTTAAACCTAAGGGTGTTGGTATGAATTTGAAACCTAAGAAATTTGAATACACTGAAGCAGAAATGGAAGAAAAGTATGGCTCTAAAAAACACGAATACAAACGTAAGGATGTAAAAGGTGTTGAGAAAAAAGCTGGTGAAAAAGATGGTCATTACAAAGATTACGAAAAAGAAGAAACTAAAGAAGCTGCCAGAACTTATGGTATGGGTTCTAAAGAAGGCAGAGGTTTAAGAAAAGGCATCACTAATAACAGAAACTATGTTTATGGTAAAAATGGTGTTAATGAAGAAATTCAAACTTTGAGAGAAAAAAATGAAGAATATAGAAAAGCTCTTAATATCTTCAGAGAGAAATTAAATGAAGTTGCGGTTTTCAATTCAAACTTGGCATATGCTACAAGATTGTTTACTGAACATACAACAACTAAACAAGAAAAAATTAATATCTTGAGAAGATTTGATGATGTTGAATCATTAAAAGAGTCTAAATCTTTGTATTCATCTATCAAAAATGAATTAAATACTACTAACAGTACTCAAAGTGTTGTAACAGAATCTATTGAAAGAATTGGAAAATCTCCAGCGTCAGGTTCTTCACAAAACTTAATTGAGTCAAAAACGTATGAAAATCCACAATTCTTAAGAATGAAGGATATTATGCAAAAAATACAAAAATAAAAAATAAATAAAACTTAAAAACAAAAAAATACTAAAATGGGTGCATTATTAGAAAGCGGTCTTGTTGGTAACATTGGTTTGAAACACCTTAAAGTTATCAAAGAAGACACAATTAACAAATGGGATAAACTTGGCTTTTTAGAAGGTCTTAAAGGTCACATGAAAGAAAACGTGGCTCAGTTGTATGAAAACCAAGCTTCACACTTAATCAACGAAGCTTCTTCAACTTCTGATTCAGGTTCTTTTGAAACGGTTGTATTCCCAATCGTGAGAAGAGTATTCTCTAAATTATTAGCTAACGACATCGTGTCTGTACAAGCAATGAACTTACCAATTGGTAAATTGTTCTACTTCGTACCTAAAATTCAAGGTTATTCTGGTGGTACTTCAGCGGATGGTTTGTTTGGACAATCAGGTTCACACTACGCTCCTGTAGGTTCTCCTGGAAACTATCCTGGCGACCCAAATGCTGGTTATAGTGCTGCAGATAGTAATGGTCTTTACAACCCTATTTACAATAAGGATTTGTATGACTTATTCTACGAAGGTAACGAAGCTGGATTAAATCCTCCTGGTTTGTTTGACTATTCAAAAGGTCAGTGGACTGCAGTAACTGCATCAACTGTAACAGTTGCTTGGACTAACGCAGGTGTATTAGTTCCAACTGGTTATTCATTAGACAACTATAGAAAAGTTATTATCGTTATGAGTGGTTTCTCTAACGCTGGTGCTGGTCAATTGATTGGTCCTAATGGTAACACTATGGATACTGAAGAATTCTTATCAGGTTTGAACATCTTAGGTGTATCTGGTAACGTTTATACTTCGGCAAACACTACTAACCCTTATTTATTCAGAGTTGTAACTCAAAGATATGGTAAAGGTATTGTTCAATACGGTAATCAAGTAAATACTACTTGGCCAACTGGTAATAACTCAGGTGGTTCTTATTACAATGTATGTAGTGCTGATGGATTTATCTACTTAGAAGTTGATTTACAAGCTCCTGTTTGTATTACTTGTGGTGATTCATCTATGGATGGTTACACTGGTTCAACATTCTCATCAGATACATCAACAAATGATGCGTTCTTAGCAATCTACAGAAACTACAAAGAGTTGGAATTTGAAGACCAAATTGGTGAAGTTTCTTTTGACCTTGAGTCAGTAACTGTTTCTGTTACAGAAAGAAAATTGAGAGCACAATGGTCTCCTGAATTAGCACAAGACGTTGCGGCATTCCACAACATTGATGCTGAGGCTGAATTAACAGCATTGTTATCTGAGCAGGTTGCAGCAGAAATTGATAGAGAAATCTTGAGAGATTTGAGAAAAGGCGCAGCATGGAACTTGAGATGGGATTACAACGGTTGGAAGAGACTATCTTCTGCTGGTACTACTCCTTACACTCAAAAGGATTGGAACCAAACTTTGATTACTGCAATTAACCAATTGTCGGCTCAAATTCACAAATCAACTTTAAGAGGTGGTGCTAACTGGATAGTTGTATCTTCTGAAGTATCTGCTATCTTTGATGACTTGGAATACTTCCACGTATCAAACGCAGCTCCTGAGCAAGACCAATACAACATGGGTATTGAAAGAATCGGTACATTGTCAGGAAGATACCAAGTGTATCGTGACCCTTACTTCCCAGCTAACCAAGTGTTAATCGGACACAAAGGTACTAGCTTGTTGGATACAGGTTACATTTACGCTCCATATGTTCCTTTACAGTTGACTCCAACTATGTATAACCCATTCAACTTCACACCTATCAAGGGTATCATGACAAGATACGCTAAGA